GTTGACAGTGTACTAATCGCTGATTCCAATCGCACTCAGTCACAAACATCACTAGTAAGTGGTTGGCCTATGTCAATACAAACTATAGCAACTGTGACTGCAGGACAAGTAGTGACCGTTAAAACAACAGTTCCTACTGGCGGATTCAGCATCGGACCTGCCATGGCACTAACATTAATACCGATAACTAACTAAGGAATAATTATGAACGAAGAAGATACGTACAAGCGTTTAGAAAATAAAGGATGTCCATGCTGGTGTGGCAAGCATTGTGGAACCAGTTGTATGACTGACGGATGTGACTGTACTGAATGCGGATGCTTTGAATGTCAAGCAACTACAACTAAGAGAGAAAATTATGTATAGAAAGTATATAAACATAGTAGAAGCAGCTAACAAAGGCTGTCCTATTGCCACACACGATATTGATATTAATTTAAAGAATCGTCAGAATGCTATAGATAACCACCATTACGGTCCAGCCAATCCGGCAGAGCCAGGCAATTACTGGAAAGAAGCGGCCAAGCAATGGCACATAGACGAAAAGACTGCCAAGACAATGAAGTGTGAAAACTGTTCTTCCTTTGATGTATCAGACACTATGTGGGCCTGTATAGAATCTGGGATCCAAGGCGACGACAAGGCAGTAGATGCTATGGCATCAATACACAAAGCGGACCTAGGATACTGTAATTTTTTACATTTTAAGTGTGCAGGTACCCGAGCCTGTAGTGCATGGGTAGCAGGCGGCTCTATTGACAACAAGGACCGAACACAATGAACATTCGAGACCTTATGGATATAGTAGAAGGCAAGTTTCGCAGCAAAGGCATAGAAGAATTTGTGCCCAAGAACGACGACCTTAACGATTTAAAATCACAATACCTACCAGACTGGGAAATGCTAGATCACCTCACACTTCAGGCCAAGTACGTGGCCAAAGATCACAGACTTGCACTAGAGTTTGTGGGTTTTGTTAACAGACTGTCAGAGAAGCTGGATCACTTTGCAGAAGTCACACAAGATGTATCGGAAGTCACAGTTAAGACAAGTACCTTTGACGTTAAAGGGTTAACTATATTAGATTTCAAGCTAGCCCTGTATGTAGACTACTACGCAGAAAAAAACGATATAGAACAAGTGCGTATGCAAGGCAACTTCGGTATGCACGAGGCTGCTAAGAAAGGTCTTTACTATAATGTAAACAAACGCAAGAAGGCCGGAACCAGTAGAAAGCAAGGTGCTCCAGGATCTCCTACAGCACAGGCATGGAAAGATGCTGCTAAAACTGCCAAGGATTAACACGCAACAATAGGGGGAATAACTTTGTTTGCTAGACAAGACATAACATTAATATCTAATCCTGTCTGTACCAATCCAGTCGATCTGCAGCCTAACGATTTCCAATACTACGACAAAGATGGTTTTGAACTGAATCAAGCAGAACAGAAGTTTTACGCTGCTATGAATTATCCTATAGATATACCTATACTAAATCATTGCTGCTGGCAACAACCGTGGTTCTATCTAGAACGAGATGACCTAGGACTTATATTAGATCACGCAATGTTTCTATGCCGTTGTAATTATAGCGATGGAGCTCAAAGACAGTTAGAAAAATTAAAAGCTACAGTGCCTACCGCTGACTATCTATTACGAACTCGCGTTAAGTGGGGATTCGATTTTGCACTGGATGCAGTAGCACCTTGTGGAACTGTGTTTGAAGTCCTGCACGTAGAGTTCGACAGCAATGACTACGATTACTTTAACACTCGTATGTTTAATGTAGAATATGCCATCCGCCACAATGACTGGCAAGATGCTGCTAATCGTGTTTGGAAGGAAAGAACACAGTGGCAGGATCTCAAATCGTTTGCTCAGAACGATTGGAAAGCTGAATACCTGTTAGGTTGGAAGAAAGGCGAAGACACTGAGAAAGCAATATAAATACAATGCGTGAAAACACCACTGTTATTATAAAATAGAATACCCTACCTTAGGAACGCTTGCGTTGCTTTTGGGTTGCCCGGCTGCTGGGCTAGATATTAAGGAAGTCGTGCTCCGGAATGATATCTTAAAGTGAGCACCTTTTTACGGCTACAAAATAAATTTAATTTTGTAATCAAACTGTAATCGATGCTGCGATAAATATTAGCACTATGCTAAAAACTTATCGCAGTATTTTTATTTCTGACGTTCACCTTGGCACTAGAGATAGTCAAGCAGACAAACTCAACAATTTCCTTAAACACAACACATGCGAAACACTTTATCTCGTGGGAGATATATTAGATGTTTGGCGTATACAACAAAACAAATGGCGTTGGAAGCAGAGTCATACCAACGTTGTAAGACGTATACTTGGACACGCTAAACGTGGCACACGAGTAATCTACGTAGCAGGCAATCACGATGAATTTCTAAGACCTCTTATGCCTTATGGTATTAACTTTGGTAATGTAGAAGTTGTTAATCAATTTGAACACATAGGTGTAGACACCAAACACTACCTAGTCACACACGGCGATCTGTTTGATGGTATTACTAGACTAGCGCCCTGGTTGGCATTCTTAGGCGATAAGGCATATGACTTTATCCTATCTGCTAACAGTAAATTTAACTGGATCCGGCATCGTATGGGCTTTGGCTACTGGAGCCTTAGCCAATATCTCAAAGCACGAGTTAAGAAGGCTGTGGACTTTATATTCCAGTTTGAAAAGAACCTAGTGGCCTACTGCAAGAAGCGAGGATTTGATGGTGTTATATGTGGACATATACATCATGCAGAGATCAAAGAGATAGATGGCATTGTGTATATGAATGACGGCGACTGGGTTGAATCATGCACAGCATTGGTAGAACATCACTGTGGCCGTTGGGAAATTGTAACTTGGACCAAGGAGAGCGACGATGTGGATACTGATACTAATAGCAATGCACGTAAACGACCCAACCGATCAGCCAGGGAGAGTGGAGATGCAATTTCCGGACCAACAGAGTTGCGAGCAAGCTCTAAACACGATCCAGTGGCAACTAAAGTTTAAAAATTTTAAGGTAACAGGTCAATGCAAGAAACAATGAAATTAAGTGATACCATTACCATTGTGGTACCTTGTAAGAATGAGGAAAACTATATACATCATTTGTTAGATGCTCTACGCGACCAAGATATAGGTGATACCAGAGTTATCATAGCTGACTGCTCTACTGATAGTACTAGGCAAGTTATACAAGATAACAAAGGCGCATTGCAGGTCGAAATCATCGAAGGTGGTCCTGTTTCTATAGCCAAGAACAGCGGAGCACAGCTAGTGACTACTCCTTACATTCTATTCATTGATGCCGATGTGCGGTTCTTTAAAGGCACTGTGATTAAAGATGCTGTCAATTTAATCGAGTCTGAGAACCTAGATCTCATCGGACTAAACATCAAATGCTATGACAATGACTTACGAGCAAAGATTGGATTCACCGCATTTAACTTAATCAACCACACAATAAAATATTTCTCTCCATTTGCCGTCGGAGCATTCATGCTTACTCGTAAAGATCGTTTTGAAGAGCTCGGTGGCTTTCCTGAACAGTTTTCAACTTCCGAGGACTTCTTCCTATCTAGAAAGTACAGTCCAAGAAAGTTTAGAATCCTCCGCCATCACTTTGGACAGGATAGTCGTAGGTTCAAGAAGATGGGCTATCTTGGGATGGCCAAGTACTTAATCAAGAACTTTGTCAACCGCAACAACAAGGCCTATTGGGATAGCTTGGATTCATCTAGGTATTGGAGTTAAGAATACTCGCCGGGCTGGCGGCGTATAATAGGACAAGTTAAAACAGAAGAAGAAAGAAGACACCGCAGAGGCGATACTAAACGGTATGATATTTCTAGGAGCATTTGGCATTATTATACCAGTTATCACAATTGTGTTCCAACTGATTGTTAACCACTAAATATTCCTAATAGTTAATAAGAGAGTACAATGAAGTTTGCAGATTATATAGTTGGTATGCTAGCAACAGGAATAATGATTCTGCTGTGCATAGTTATTTTAGGTGATTACATGATTGCCATGCGAACTGACAGAGTTCTAGATCCAGAAATCATCACGCTAATGAAAATGAGTATCACAGGACTAATAGGAATTATTGGCGGATACTTAGGCGGAAAACAATCATCTAAAAACGAATAAAGGAAAAATATCATGAGTTTGAAATCAATTATAAAAAGTGCAAGCAAGACAGTTAACAAAGTAGCCGATACAACTACTAAGGTTACTAACACAGTAGTAGATACAACCACTAAAACTGCAACAGACACAGCTAATGCAACTGCCAAGGCAGCACAGGACGCTGCTGCTGAAGCTAAACGTCAGGCCGATGCTGCCGCTAAGGCCACATCCGATGCTGCTGCTAAAACAGCCAAGGCCGCGACAGACACAGTAAATGCTATTAACAAGACTACAGTTAGTGCAGCTGGCCAGGCAAAAGTTGCAGCAACAAAAGGCGCAATGGCAACTGCTAACGTAGCGGCTGCTGCTATGAATGATATCGAGGCTGGCAGTAAACTTGCTGTTCACGGCCTTGAGCAAGGTGCGTATGCTGTAGCAGACGCCGGTGAATTGATTGCAGAGTGGGCAGAAGCCAACTACTGTCAAATTGGTGTTAGCATTGCTCTTGGTACTATCTTCGCAGCACTGCTATATCGTCCAGAGCCAGTTAGCGTAGCGACAACTACTGCGGCAACTGCTCCACTAAGCGCAACTGCAATCTTGTATTTGGCTGCTAAAGAAACAGTTGGTGCTGTTGCATTAGGCACCGCAGTCGACTTGACTGCACAGGCATTTGTTGAATTGATCTGGATCTCAGCAGATGTACGCAAGGCAATTGGTAACAAGAACAAACAGATCTTAACAGATGCTATTGCATTTACGCTTGCTAAGTCAATAGATGCGGCAGCAGGCGCAATGGTTATCCCGCAAAGCTGTGCTGCGGTCGTTGCTGGTATTGTAACAACACTAGTAGCACAGTTAGCTTGTGAGCGCACACTTCCAAATGGTGCTCGTGAATGGGCAAGCACTGGCGCAAGCGGTCTATAAATTATAGACTCATTAAAAAAGCCCCTTGCGGGGCTTTTTATTTGAGTACTGTCTCAAGCCAAGGCTTGCAGTTATCCCAGGTGGTATAGATATGTGCTACTCCGCCTGCTGCCTCCCATTCTTTACAGTTACTGTGTCTATCATCAATCAAGATATCGCCTGGGGTTTTGCAATGGCGCCATTTGTCAAAACTAAAAGGACCAATAGTAACTGGTATTCCGGGGAAGTGGTTATCTCCCCAATGAACCTTGTCATATACGGCCAATGGCATAGAGTAGTCATGCGGTAATGCTGTAAGGAATCGTAGTGTATATTGGGGATTGCGCTGAATATACTGCTTACACATATTAACTAGTTCATGTGCGCCCTCCATTAAGGGCAAGTCTCGATAAAAACGTAGGTCCTCTTTGAGCTTGTCCCATTCTACTTGGGGGATACGGTCACTGTCTTTAGCAACACGTAGTTTTAAGATCTCTTGTGCGCGGTAATGCCAAGCGGCAACCACATCATCCATGTCTAAATATATGTTCATGCATGTATTATACTATATTTTTGCTAGGATGTCAACAGAAAGGACTCCGAAGAGTCCAATCTATTACTACAATATATAAGGCGCTATGCGCCAATAATTTATTTCTTCAAGCCGCTATTAACGAATCCGTACATTCTTTCAGCAGCTTCGAGCACTTTTTCCATCCCTGGAAACTGCGGCATACCTACTGTAGTAACAATCTGTCCCTGCTCATTGCGCGTCTGCGCGAGCTCCCAACCATAGAGTTTAGCGTTAAAGTCTTCAGTTACCATAGACTTGGCCATGGTTAAGATATCTGTGCGGATTTCATATCCGTTCTTGTTAAATTTAACTTCTGGCAATTTTGGTGTTTCGAAATTTGACATAATAATCTCCTGTGTGTTTAATGTCTGTGTTTACATAGATATTTGTTTTTCTCTATGTACTATTATATATGCCTAGTCTTTACAAGTCAACTTATTTCTTGAACTTGTTTACTCGTTCTTGAATAAGCCCAACCACTACGTCACTAAGCACAACCTCATAGTGGTTAAAATCTACTTCTATTAGTTCCATATCTGCGTGGTGCTTTTGACTAGCAATAGTCACTACACCATCATTGGGCTCGTGCATAAATGGACTTTGTCCTTTGACTGTTACTACATTAGTCCACTGATGCTGTATCTTAATCTTATCAGCCTGTTTCATTGCCCAACTGCTAGGGCCAATATCATGCATCAGTCGACTAAATGGTAAGAAATATTTGGCATAGTCTGCGGATGCTGCACCACCATAGGGGGTGCTTAGTGTTATGGCACCTTTAACAGCATTGGGCATGCTATTAGCTAGATGCAAACTGTA